ATTGACCACTCCTCCGACTTACTCCGCTGGTAGTAAAGGTCAAGGAACCAGCACTTCTATGGAGGAGATATGGAATTAGATGAACAGTCTTATAAGTTAAAGTTACTAAAAGAGTTAGAAATAAAACAAGAATTAGAAAAAAGAAAGAGAGTAGAAAGAAACAAAAATAATTTTAAAGACTTTGCAAAAGACCAACTTAGAATAATAACTAAAGACGCATCACAAGGTTATGTTGAATTTGAATTTAATGAAGCACAAACTAAAATACACAAAGCCATCGAGAAACAGATAAAAGAAAAAGGAAGAGTAAGAGCTTTAGTGTTAAAAGCTAGACAGCAAGGTATATCTACTTATACTGCCGGTAGAGTATTTTGGAAAACATTCTATACAGCTCATACAAGATCAGTTGTAATCGCACACGATAGTGCAACATCTGATGCTTTGTTTACAATGTCAAAGAATTTTATTGACAGGATGTCGGATGATTTTAAACCTGAACTTGTTAGATCGAATGCAAAAGAAGTTAAGTTTTCACATAACGACTCAGGATATAGACTATACACAGCAGGGTCTCCAGAGGCTGGTAGAGGAACTACGCCCACGATATTACATTGTTCAGAGTGTGCCTTTTGGCAAAACGATGACAAAATTTTAGCTGGACTTTTTCAAGGTGTGTCATCTTCAGATGGTACAGAAATTATATTAGAATCTACAGCTAATGGTGCTACTGGTGCTTTTTACAGAATGTGGAAGGCGGCTGAGAGAGGAGAGAACGATTACGTTCCTATATTCCTTCCTTGGTTTATGACTAAAGAATACACTATGGATCCTCCAGATAATTTTGAGAGGACTATAGAAGAGAATGAGATAGCCGAAGAATATGACTTAAGTGATGGTCAACTTTGGTGGAGAAGAATGAAAATAGGTGAGGGAGGCGAGTCTAAGTTTAGACAAGAGTACCCATCTACAGCTGAAGAAGCTTTTGTTGTATCAGGCAAAAATGTATTTAATGTAGAAAAATTAAATAAACTTGAAACTAAAGCACCTAAAGCGTTAAGAGAGTTTAACCCATCAATGTCTAGCTGGGAAGACCATAGAGAAGGAAATTTATCTATATGGGAGTCTCCGGGTTTTGATGAGAAGTTTATTATTGGAGCTGACGTTTCACTAGGCGTTGGTCAAGATTACTCAGCTGCAATTGTTTTAAATAAAGACAGGCAAGTAGTTGCTGTCTATAGAGACAACCATGTTGATCCGGCTGTTTTTGGTAGAGATTTATTTTATTTAGGAAGGTATTTTAATAATGCTCTTCTTGCTGTAGAGTCAAACTCTATGGGAGTTTCTACTCTACAAAAACTTAAGGAAATGAAATACGTTAATTTATATTATCAAACTCAAATTGCTAATCTTACAGATGAAGATGGTGTTAGACTTGGTTTTAGAACTACAAGTGCTTCTAAACCAGCTATAATATCAAACTTAAAAAATTGGATTGATAATGACGAACTTGCTATATGGTCTACAGACGTTGTTAATGAACTTAGAGATTATGTGTCAGATGATAAAGGTAAAACTAATGCGTCAAAGGGATCTACAGATGATACTGTAATGTCTCTTGCAATTGCTGCAGAGGTTTACAGAACACATATTAATAGACTAAGCACAAGTAGAGTAGGATTTGATAGTGTGTATATTCCTGAAAGACAAACTAATTGGATTTAATTATGGATAAGAAAAACAAAAAAGTTACTGACGAACAAATAACGAGTATTATTAATGACTCGATTACACAAGCGGTAGGTAGCTTTTCGTCTGGTTCTGAGTTGCAAGAGCAACGAGAAGCGGCTATAAATTATTATACGCAACAACCTAAAGGAAACTTGCACCCACAAGGGGTCTCTAAAGTTGTTACTTCAGATACAATGGAAATTGTAGACTCTTATTTAGCTGTTATATCTGAACTAATGCTTTCTAACGGTAAAATTGCAAAGTTTAATCCGTCAGATCCAAGCCAAACAGTAGCTGCAGGTCTTGCGTCTGAGCTTACTAACCATTGTATTTTTACTAAAAATAACGGTTGGGTACAACTTAACACTTGGATTAAAGCATCTCTACTTTTTAAAAATGCAGTTATAAGATGGAAATGGGAAGATTACTCTAGCACTAAAGTAGAAGAGTATGAAAATATTTCTATATTGGAGCTTGACGCTATATTAGCTGAAGGTGATGCAGAGGTAATTGAGATTAGAGTCGGGGAAGGAGTAGATCCAGAAACCGGAGAAGAAGTTTACGAATATGTGTCTGTAAGAAAAGAAGTTGACAAATCTAAAGTTTGTCTTGAAAACATACCGCCTGAATCTTTTATGATTAACAGAGGCGCTACAGATATTGAAAGTGCAAATTTTGTAGGAATACAAACAGAAATGACATTGTCTGAACTCAGAGAGATGGGTTTTGATGTTGATGATGATATTGGCGCAGGAGTTGAATCTAATAATTTTAGTTTTGACTATGAGTCGTCTATAAGACAATCTATAAACGAAGTAGAACAAAACTTCCATGAAGATTTTATGGGAGTTGCAAATAGAGAAGTAATTGTTACCGAATCTTGGATTAAAGTTGATAGAGACGGTGATGGAGTTGCTGAATTAAAAAGATTTATAACAGTAGGTGAAGAAGTATTACTAGAAGAGTACGCTGATAGTATACCCTTAGCCTCTTTAAACCCAATTGAAATACCTTACTCTTTTTATGGTATGTCGATAGCAGATGCAACTAAAAGTGCAACTGAGATCAAGACTACTATAACAAGAGGTATGATTGAGAACGTATATCTGTCTAATTATGGAAGAACATTAGCAGATCCAAATACGGTAGACTTTAGAGCACTACAAAGTCCTGAACCACATCAGATTATCCCAACTAATGGGTCTCCGATGTCTTCTGTGCATACTTTGGTGCCAGCTCAACTAGCACCGTCTACCTTTTCTTTGTTAGAATACATGAACACCGAAAAAGAAATGGCTACTGGTATGACCAGAGCCGCTCAGGGTGTAAATGAAAAATTATTTGACTCAGGAAACTCAGCAGGTAAAATTGCAATGGTGGAGCAAGCGTCTCAAAAACGCATATCATATGTTGCACGCAGGTTTGCCGAAACTGGATTTAAAGAGCTATGTAAAGGTGTTTATGATCTTATACTAGACAATTCAGATTCGATATTGAGAGATTACAGTTATTATAATATAACACCTGAGTCTCTTATACCGCTAGATAGCTTAACAGTTGATATAGATGTTGGGGCTAACAGTTCTGCTAATACACAAGAGAACATGATGATGATGGCTCAACAGGTTATGCCTATGTTGTATCAATCCCCTGAGTCAAAAGGTATTATAAATCCAAAAGCTCCTTTTACAATAGCAAAACAATTGCTTGAGTCAATGGGTGTTGATAATTGGGTAGACTTTATTGTTGATCCTGAAACCCCACAGGGACAACAGCAAGCCCAAGCAGCTATGCAGGAAGCCCAGCAAGGTCAAGAGCAAGCAGCTAAGGAAGATCAAGTAGAGCAGCAAAAGATAATGCTTCAGCTTCAAAAACAAATGGCTGACATTGAAAAGAAACAAGCTGATATGGAACTTGATAGAGAGAAGTTTGAGTATCAGAAGACTAAAGATGCTGCTGAGTTACAACTAGAACTTGAGCTTGGAGAGCCTACTAAAATTGGATAAATATAAAGGAGGGTTATAATGAGAAGAGTTCCAAAAGGTTATCACAGAACTGAAGACGGAAGAGTAGTTAAAAAGGGTTTGTATTATTATATGAATCAAGCTAAAAAAAAAGGAACAAGTAAATCCGGCAAAGGAACAGTTGAAGATAAGGCGCTTAAACAAGCGGCTAGGACTGCAAAAGCTCGTGGAATAATAAGATAACTAATCTAGGAGGAGATTATGGATGATGTAGAATTTGGTCAACATGCTAAACTTATTGTCGAAAATAAAGTTTTTGATGAAATGTTTAGCAGAGTTAGACTAAAATATCAAAACATGTGGGCTAGTACAGAGCCACAACAAGGGGATTTACGAGAAAGGTTGTATAATACTATCGTAGGTCTCACTGATGTTAAAAGAGAGATAGAGTCTGTCGCCACTTTAGGTGACAATGTTGCATATAACAAGGAGATGGAGGATTCCAAATGACAACTGAAGAAAAACAAGTACTAACTAATGATTTAGAAATTTTTGAGATACAACACAAAAATGTTATGAGAGATATCAGAGCTTCCCGTGGTGGAATAATGGTACGACAGTTAGTAGAACAATTAAATGCTATAGAGATGGTCATGGACCGTGTCGAAGCAAAATTAAAAACAGCTAAAGTTCCGACTAAAGCTAAAAAGTAATTAATCTAGGAGGATTAATAAGATGCCAAATGAAACTACCCAAACGGATGTGAACGAAGGTTTATCTGAAGATGAGATGTTAGATGCCCTTGCAGGCGATTTTTTTGAAGAAGAAGATCTACCGGAGCAAGAAGTGGATGACACAGAGGAAGCTGAAGAGGAAAGTGACGATGCCGAATCAGACGAGACTGAAGAACTAGAGGGAGAGGAGCAGGAAGAAGAGACAGAAGAACTAGAAGATGATGGTGAAGACCTACCTGAAGATGGTTCAGAGGAAGATTCTGAATTAGACTTAGATTACTTAGTGCCAATTAAGATAGATGGTGAAGAGTCTGAGGTTACTATGCAAGAGTTGATCCGTGGTTATCAAACAGCTGCTCACGCCAACAAAAAGTCCATAGATGCAAGTGAACAGTTAAAAGTAGCACAAGCACTAGCACAAGAGTCAACCGCTCTTAAAGAAGAAAACGCTAAACTTCTAAGTACAACAGTAGATGCCGAAGAAAGGCAACTAGCTGCGTATGATAGAAAAATCCAACAGCTTATTGCTGATGACGATATGTACGAATTGCCTAAATGGCAAGAAGCTCGTAGAGTTAAGGCAAAAGAGATACAGGAAACTAAGACTAAAGCTAATCAGCTTCAAAAAGAAGCTCAAGACGAGCAACAAATGTCTTATGACGCTAATCTCCAAGCTTACAAGGAACAAGCGGTAGATCAATTAAACAGTAAACTTCCGGGTTGGGAAAAAACCTACGATGAAGTTGTAAATTGGGCTGTAAGAGATTTAGGTCTCCCAGACTTTGCTGAAGTAGTTGATCCGTCAGTAATTGCACTTATGTACGATTACAAAACTTTAAAAGATGGTCAAAAATCTGCCGTTACTAAGCGGAAGAAGGCTCCTGTTAAAAGTGTTAAAGCTACCAAATCTGTTAACAAAAATGCAAAGGCTAAAGAAAAAGCTGACAACCTTCGCAAGAAGGTATTACAAGGTGGTGCCTCTGAAAACCAACAAGATGAATTTCTTGGAAGTATGGTAGACAACATTTTGAAATAAAACTTTTTCTTTTAAAATATAACATTTAAATGGAGAAATTGTAAATGGCAATTTTTAAGACAGAGGATACGAAGGGTAAAAAGGAAGACCTCGCATCTTTTATATCGATGATTACAAGGGACGAAACTCCGTTCTTATCATCAATTGGAAGCAAGAAGGCAACTTCTGTGTACCACGAATGGCAGACTGACTCACTAGCAGCACCTGTCGCTAACGCAAAAGCTGAAGGTCTAGACTTCTCAGCGGCTGATACACCAACGTCTACAACTAGACTTGGAAACTACTCTCAAATCCTTATCAAAGAGATTAAAATCTCAAAGACTTTGGATTCAGTTTCTAAGGCAGGTCGTAATTCTGAATTTGCTTACCAAATGAAGAAGAAAGGTACTGAGCTTAAGCGTGACCTAGAGCATGCACTAGTAGGTACTAGACAAATCACTACTGGAACAGGAACAGCTGATACAGTTGGTGATAACACTGGTCGTAAGATGGGTGGATACCAGTCATGGGTTCCTAAAGATAACAACTGGGATGCCTCTGCAGGTACACCAGCGTTCCAAGCTGCAGCTGGAGGTGATGGTAAAACAGCACACACAGCAGGTACAGCGGGAACACACACATTAGCGTTAACTGACGTTGATGAGGTAATGCAGAGAGTTTACGAAGAAGGTGGAAAGGCAACAGTAATGATGATGTCTCCAAGCAATAAGCGTTCATTCTCAACACTAGCACAAGGTGCTGGTAATACAAGACGTAATCTTGACGAAAAAGGATCAATCAGACAATCTGTTGAACTTTATGAGTCAGATTTTGGTGTTGTAAAAGTAGTTCCTAACTACATTCAGGGTCTAGCCAGTGGCTTAGATATTTCTGATGGAGTTGGTGGTGCTACTGACGTTTTAGTCTATGACCCAAGTTGGTGGTCAATGGCTAACTTGCGTGCGCTACAAACAACTGATGTAGGTCAAAAAGGTGACTCTACTGTAGGTATGATTGTTGAAGAGACTACTCTTGAGTGCCGCAACCCACATGGTTCTGCAATGATTTCAGGACTAGGTGTATTAGTTGCTTAATTATAAGTAATTAAATACCATTAAGGGGGTCCTTATGGATCCCCTTTTTTTTATTCAATGGAGGTAATATGGAATCTATTAAATATAA